TATATAAGTCATATTAGTCTGCCTTGGCCCCTATCCTCCATCTCCTTTGTCTGTTCTAATTTCCTTTTTGCTTGCCACGATTGTTTCACCGGTCTGGTATTTTCCAAAACATACTTCCAAACATTATCCTTTACCCTTATAGTTTTAATATTGTAACCATCCTCCCTAAGTTCATCTAATCTCGCCTTATAATTCAAAATAAAGTGCTGCGGAAACTCGTAGTTTTTTATTCCTTCCGGGCCTCTTTCATTTAGCAAGGCAACAATGGTTTGTTTTTGTGTCATTTCTTCCTTTCTAGTTTCTTAAATCGCTTGATCCAATTCTTAAAATGCCTAGTCCCCCGATAATAAATTCTGGGTTTCATAATCCAGCCTCTTTTAGATAGCACATACAAGTTTCCATAGGATCAATCTCTATCTTCCAAAGACCGCATTCTTTATGTCTATATATTTTAGGCATTACCTTGAATATCCCGAAGCCATCGTTTGCTTTTGTCTCGGCTACTTCGTGTTCTAGATCGCTTTTACTAAGCTGTTTAGCTTTCTCCAACCACTCACCGCGCTGTTCCGGTGCCGAATCTAAAACGCTGTGCTTTATTAACAACAGCTTTTCGTAGGAAACATCGGCAATCTCTTTCGGCGCAAACCCTAGCTTCTCGCAGTAAGTCTCGTATAGGTCGCTAAATCTATACAAAGCTGATTGGCTATAGCTGAAACCGGCTAAGTATTCTCTAAAGGTTTCGTAACCCAATGTCTGCCAGTAAGCCCTCTTCCAGTTCTCGTATAGAAGTTGGCCCAAGAATACCCATCGTTGGTTCACCTCGTTTACTATCTCAACAATCATTTCGTGGTTTTTATGCGCCTCGGTTACTAGCAGGTCGTTTGTCATTTTTCTAGTTACTAGAATTTGTCTAATTTGTTTTTAAAGTAATCTATCAACTTCTCGATCGTGGCGTTGTAGTAGTCCTCAAATTCCTTTTTCGTGCTTTGCTTTTCCCAAAGTCGGTATATTACCCCTCTAAGTCTTTGGCTCGGTGTCTTTTTTATTTCCATTTGATGCCGTTTTAAAGCTCTGTATCCTCTTTAATATTCCCCGTTTTTCTTCTACCTCAAGACCCTTAAAGTCCTCGCTCTCTACAATCTCATTTATATCGTTGTAATTGGTAGCCTGTACTACTCTTTTAAATACCTCTTGGTATTTCGGGTCTTTGCTGCCGTGAAAACCAGTTACTACACCTTCCCTATTTTGGGCGTGCATAACCTCCTCGGCGGTTGCGATGCCCCCTACCAAACCAAAACCGGCAAAGCCTAATGCTCTACCGACCGCGCTAGTCTCGGCTACCTCAAACGGGCTACCACCCTCTACCCCCTGGGCGTTAAAGTTACTAACCGCGTGGCCGGTAAACTCCTTACCGTCTATTTCTACAGTTGCCTTAAATATCACGGCGTTTTCTTGTATCTCATGTATTTCTGTCTTTATACTCAAACTCTCTTTAGCGTCCCGGTGGGCTTCGATTAGCCTACCGGCAACCATCATATATTTTTTACCCTTAATATCGACAATGTAATCTTCAACTTTTGCTTGGATCATTCTGATACCGCCTTTCTATATTCAATATCACTCTCGACCATTTGATCTTCGGGTGCTGGAAATAGCTCTGGGTACAATTTTTTCTGGGCTTTGCTCTGGGAAATGTAATCCCTAATTGAGTTCTTGTCTGGTCTTGTAAGAGTTTTAATTCTGGCATTTCTCAGCTCCATCTCTAACAAATCAATTTTCATACATATCCTTTCAAATAAAGAGCCTCACAATTATTGCAGCGCCCCTCGTTATCCGACCAAGTTATATGACCCCCACACCAACTTCCTGTTAGATCCTCCGGGTCGTCTGAATATCTCGCTTCACATTCATTATTAATTATATCTACCGTAGTTTCCACGTCTGGCATTTCAGTACCAGATTTAATAAACATTTCAGCCTTCATAATTTACTGCCTTTCTATTTACATATACGTTGTAGGCTTTCTGTTCCGGTAGTACTGTGTAGGAAATATACTTGCCGTGGTAGGCTGGCAACTCATCTATCTTTGATCTAACACTAACTAACGCTTCTTCTAGGCTTCTAAATCTATCTATTTTACTTTGCATTTTTCACTTCCTTTCCTTTGATTATAAAAGCTAGGAACCTCGAGATGGTCAACCGTTTCCGGTGTCCGGCGATCAGATTGGTTACTGATTCGGGAGCCTCTGTCTCAAGGCCCTGCAACAGCTCCCAGTCTTGGTATTACCCTTAACCAGAAGCCGGTGCAGCTAGCCTAACATCTACTCTCCTGTAGTCGAACGCTGTCCAAAATTGAGGAAACTGCCTGCCGGTGTCTCAAACCGGCTATTTATTTTTAAGTCTACAGGAGAGCAGGTGTAAGATTCTCTCTCCTTTCTCCGTTTTAGATATACTGTCTATTAAACAGTTCTACCCATCTGTCTCTAATCCTTCTTACCGCTATTTGCTCGGCCGCTCCATAGTTGCGTTTCTCGTAGAGTCTGTTGACTTTTTCCCTATCTGCCGGAGACGCAACGTCTAGAAACAAACCTTCTAACATTGATCCTTCTCGCATTCTGTCCTCCTTTCTCTAGGATTATCACCTAGTCGCTAGGAAGGGTTCGGCTTTGCGGGCAGTCTTCGCGAGCTATGCGTCTGATAAACCTAGGCAGCCAGTCTTCCTGCTATACCTTGCGGTTAGTAAGAGGCTTGGCTTTTGGGCTTATCGTAACAGCTAGTTTCGGACTTACCGTAGGCTTTTAGAAACCTTACCCAGCCACTAAGCGATAATCTCCTTGATCTCTAACCTTTGTACTTTAATTATAGCATACCTTTACACATTTGTCAAGTACCTATCTGAATGGGCCAAAAAGTCATAAATTGCCTGCCTAGAAATACGTTTCTTCCTTGCTATCTCTGCGATTGGAACCCCAATTGCCTTTAATTCAAGAATTGATTTTGCCATTTTTCTATCAATCTTTTTAATTTTAGCCATATATTTTTGTCGCCTCGATTTCAAATTTAGAATAGCCTTTAATATTTAAGTTACCACACCAAAAGTTTCGCTTTTTAAGTTCTTTAAATGGAATCAAATATGCCTTTTTTATTTCATCGCAAAAAACTAATAACAGATCAAAGCGATTTTCCCCAGCTAATAACCAACCAACTATAGTTCCTTTTCTAGTACCTTTAACTTCGATTCTTTTTTTCTTCCAAATTAAATCGTAGGGGGAATTATATTTCTCTACAATCTCACTACCTTGCAGTAGGTCTCTTGCTCTAAATTCACACAACTTTCCGAAATCCGAAGGTGTTAACACAATCGTATCTTAACATTTGTGTCAAGTTTAAGCAAGTAGCCATTACTTTATCCAGAGCCACGAGGAAAGGTATCCCCGTTAAAGAGTTAAATAATTTCGATGATTTTTTTGCCGTTTTATCTCGGCTTCATCTAAGTTTGCTATCTATCAGCGGTTTTTAATACCGGAGAAAGGACGCATAGCACCAAACGTAACCCCTTCTTTTTAGTACCCATCCTTATCCATGTGCCTTTTCGGATGAGGCCCTAGTGCTTATCTGTGATGCGACACCACTAGATTTAAACCCCCTGTCGCTACTATTATATTGTTTGTTTTGAAATTAAAATGCATTAAAAAGGACACTTTCCGCGCCGTTCCGTTGCGTAAGGTGTAGGTAACCAAAACGAAACGGCCTGAAAAATGTCCTTTCCTACTTCTACGCAATTATATTATATAACATAAAGTCAAGTAAAGAAAGGGGGCAGGAGGTTAGGTTGCCCCGCAAAGAACGCCTAACTACCTGCCCTGGTAATAGTTGAGTGGAGGAGGTGAGAGAAGATAGGGGGGGTGCCGCTAGCTCCTCTCAACCTCCACACGCCGAACAGGGCTACGAAAGTCCTATCAGCATCCCCTCCTTTCAACTACAAGCCTTTCGATAACGCTAGTAAGAACATGTCCACTTTACGCTTTCGTCGATCCGTTGGAAGGCTTTTTCGCAGCTAATCTCTCCTCGTTTGTAATCTCTAACGGTTTCGATGATAAAATCAGCCTCACCTTTTGTTTCTGGGAATTGGTCGAGTAGATCAGTGTAACAGTCCCAGAGACAACGAGACAGTAGAGAAACTGGTACCAAAGAATCCCCCACCAAAGGTTCGTCCAGTACGATAAGGTAGTGTACCGCCACGTGGGCAAGTCTCTCAATGAACTCTTTTGAGTCAATGACACTCACCTCCGTACGCTAATAGTATGTCTTTGCACTCGACAAGGCGATTCCCCACCGTGACTTCAAAAACAAGGACTTTACCGGCTGGTTTCTGCCTGACCTGCCTATCGGCAATTTCAATATTGGCGAGGGGAAGGAAGCAGAACAACAGTCCTTTTTCAGTGATGAGTATAACGTCAACCACTGTCTCCTTCCTTTCTGATCAAACTCTCGATTAAGTTATTATTTCCCACCCTTTTCGTAATACCTTAATCCAAAGTTCGATTCCTTCCATATACTCCCGTTTGTATTTCTTTAAATCCTTTTCTTCACAGGTCTTTACCTGTACAAGTCTCGCTATCCAATGGTAATCCCCACAACCGAGTGGTTTGACGGCTATTAGATCAGCCCTACCGTGGCTACCGGCTGTCCTAAATACCTCGAAACCCTCTCCCTCTAAAAGTTCTTTGGCTTCTCTCTCTGCTTTAGCCCCTCTAATGTAATACTTGTTTGGCACGGCGCAGTCTCCTTATTTCTTTCACAAGAACATCAGGATTACTTGCATCCCGATCCACGATGAATACATTAGAAGTATCGATACCAACAGACCGAAAATAATCGCCAAGGTCAGCAGGTACCTTAGAAATTGTTCTTTCCGCTTCTTTTGCCCCCACACCCTAAATAATATACCTAACCTAGCAAGCGATGCAACAGCTCGTAGCAGCGAATGAAGAGACGGAGAATATACATCCGTAGGTTATACATATTTAGAGCAAGTCCAGGGGCTCCAAGACTGCCAGGTATAGAGCAAATAAGCGTAGTCTATATTGGATTTCCACTGGTACATAGAGTCCCAAGTGAAACCATGTTTGGTCATGCTGTAAGCATGAACCGGATGTATCTGGAAAATACCTCGTTCACCTGCGGAACCAGTAGCGTATTGATTTAATCCACTTTCACATTGGGCAACACGAACGGCATACTCACTGCCAAACTTGGAACGGATATAATTGGCTATTGTTTCTTTTCCCACAGGAACAGTAGCCGCTTGGGTAACTTGGGGAGTTGGGGGAGAACTAGCTATTGCGGTTTTTCTCGGAGCCGAGGATTTGGCTTTCGAGATTTTCAATTGTTTCATGTCCTGCTGTAAATTCTCGATCTCTTGCTCTACCTTCTGTAACTGCTTCTCTTGCGTTCTTTGCCTACTCTCGCTGCCTTCTTTGTGAAACAGAGTGAACAACAGCAGAACAATCACTACTAGGGCTAACCAAAGTCTCCTAGTAGATTGGTCGCCTTTTACAATAAGGCGTTGGTTCCTTTCATCATATTGCCTCCTTTACGGATCGCTAATGATTTAATGAACTTAGGGTTAAAGACCCTAGCGGGAGTTAGGCAGGCTACTGATAAACTCCCGTCAGTTTCTTTTACCACCAAGAAACTTAGTATATAATAACATAGTGCAGCAAAAAGTACGACTTTTATAAAAAACGTACGGTGCTGCGTACTATTATTTTGAACCTAGAAATGGGGTGATATAGCAATGTTTGACGATGAAAAGGAACCAGTAGTTGAGGAGGTCGAAAACGGCGATACTCAAGAAGATAAAGAAACTGAAGAAGGCGACGAACCAGAAGAAAAGGCCGAAACAGAAGAGGGTATTGTTGGTTAATAGTATGTTATAATACAATTACATTTTTCACTTCCTTTGGAAAACTCCACCTGACCAGATTCGGTGGAGTTTTCTAGTTAATAGAATTTTTATATAAAGTAAGAGACCGCCAAACTAGCTCCTATTAGCGGCCTCGTTACTCCGGCGTTTGATTATTTCTTCACTGCTTCTACTATACGAACGCTTCCCGCACTAAAAGCTCCAAGAACCGCACCTAATGTTGGTGAGATCCCATTTACACCTTCCACACCTATAAATCCAATAATAAAGCCTACCGCGGCAGCTACAACAATCGTTAGCTCACCCGAAATCTTAAAACCAAGTTTACCTGCCGCTCTTTTAACAAACTCTGTAACTGCTACTACTACACCAGTAAATATTACTTCTGGGGTCATCTTTTATTACACCTCCTCCCTATTTCGATATTGCCTGTAAAATACGTTTCCAAATTCTAGTAAGCTGTCCATCATGTTTGGTAACTCTCGGTATAGCGGGTTTCTTAGGTTCGGTAAACATACTTAGTCTGTCTTTCAACTCCTCTATCTTCTCGTACGCTTTGGTCAGTTCTCTACCTTTGTCAATGATTACCGCCTCATAATCTTTGGTTGTTTTTAATAAAGCTTCGAGGTGGTTTTCTTCAGTAATCATCGAACTCTTAATTTCCAGCTTACTTGTATAATATTAGGATTCTTTGCTAAAGTAGGATATTTACCTTTATTCAAAGTAACCAATCTCTGCCAAGTAGTCTTATATTTTGCTGCTATTTTGGAAAGTGTATCTCCACCCTTAACTATATAGTAAACACCGCTTACAGGCGGTTTGGTGGGCTTGGGGACAGATTTTGATTTGGGTATCAGTATTCTTGGTCTTAATATCCCTAGTAGACCTCTATAAGAGTGGCCTTGTAAGTGGCAAGTAGAATTTGGCGGCCAGTTCTGGTCGAAGCCGGTAAAACCGATTAAGTTACCCTTAACAAATATATCAGTATGACCCCAACGTGGGTCGGCAGGAGAACCACCCCAAATAATAATATCCCCAGGTCGGGGTACGTTAGTTAAGGTTTTTTTATATTTCAGGAAATTCTTAACTGGAGCATTAGCGTAGAGGTTCTTAGCGTTTCCCCAAACCGCAGGATAACCGCAATTTCTAATCCAGTATTCTACTAAATCAACGCACTGAGGGCCGTAGTAACCATCGTAGTCAGCATATCTACCATTCCATCTTTTAATAAAATTGGTTAAAGATATCATCCTCTTTTATTATATACCCTTTAACAAATAGACGAAACCGAACACGCTTTTATTAGAAAGTTAATCAAGAAAGCAATAATACCCCCACCTGCACCGGCCGCCAGTAGAAATAATCTCTGGGTTAGTTTGTAGTCATGAATCCATTGATCGTGTTCTAATATTTTAGGAACTAAATCCTTGGGATTATAGGCATCTCTAACTGTTTCCATATTATCCATTCTTGTTTCCAAAGCGATAATACGGGTAGTTGTACCTTCTTTTAAGTCTTTCACTTCCTTAACAAGCTGATCCACTTTGGATTCAACTCTTATTAACGTGTCGTGATCTCGACTAGGTAATTGTTCATTTGGCATTTTAACTCTTTGTCCCCCATGCTATCCAAGAATAACCATAGTAAATAGAAGCCGAAAAGTTACCTGTATTTCTTGCGTAAGTTACATTGAAGTTACTGGTCGTGATATCTGATGCAGAAACACTCCAACCTGCACCACCGCCTTCTTCGGTATCCAAACCAGTTATGGCCGATGCTGCTGGAGTACTTTTAGCTGCGGTTAAACTAACAACTACTCCTAATATAGTTCCGAATGCAGTAGGAAATGTAACAGTCTCCTGCATTGAAGTCGCCGCTACTCCTATTATCTGACCCCAACCTAATTGAAGTAATATATTTTCACTTGTGGCGCTTGCTATCGAATCAGAATTATCGGTTTGAGTACGAACTTGGGAAAGACGTAGGATATCATCAGTGGCTAGTTTTATTAAATCTTTGGCACTACCGCCAGCTTGTGCCGCTTGAATAGCCTGATTATTATTTATTAATATACCAGTCCCATCTCTTAAAGAGGCATCGTTTGCTCCTAAAATATTCCATTTTGAGCTGGAAGGCGTTTCTCCGAAGATCACACTCCACACACTATAAGCCAATTGTTACCGCCTTTCTATTACCATAAGTAGGTGTTTCTATATGACAATCATGACAAAGAGTTCTACCATTATTTAAATCAAATCTTAGCTCTGGGTATTTACTAAAAGGTTTTATGTGGTCTGCTTCTATCTCTTTATTTGATCCGCAGAGAATACATTTCCTCCCATCCCTCAAAAAAATTGCTACCTTCCAATCGACATAATCTCTAGATTTTCTTATTACATCATTTATGCGACTAATCCCACCCCTCCAATTTGGGGCGTTTTCCTTACTGATCTTAGTTAGAGTTTCTTCCGTGTGTCTTTTTCCATAAAAAGGGTTATTCTCACCTTCCATATAATCTCCAAACCCAAGATTCCAAGGTTTATTGCCCTTTGGAAACCCCCAACTATTACCTTTTAAGTAATCAAAAAACCCTTCTGGATATTCCCTTATTTTATTAGCATGACCCCAAATGTACTCTCTTACTCTATACTTAGAGTCTAGGCGCATAAACTTTTCACCACACCCGCATTTACATTTGACTAGGTAGTTCTTGTCGGCTTTCATATCTGTAACTTCTCAATAATAAAATTATCTACCTCAATTGTACCACCTTTTCCTATATATTTCGCAGGTTTCTTTTGTAAGTTTTGATAAACTCTATCTAAATCTTCTTTGGTGGGAACTAACTCGGTGATAATTCCATCTTCTGCTTCGGCTAATCTGCTATCATTCATACACGCGCACTGGAAACCCATCTGCCCATCTAATCTTGGTCGACTACCAAGCAACCCAGAAACCAATTTGCCTTGTTTATTAAAAGTTGTTTGTTCTTCTATCTGACCATCATTATAAATATAGGCAATAACTTTACCGGCACATGATTTGGAGAGACACCGAACCTGTTTAACTATTTTGCCATTGGCTATATTGGCTAACTTTTCTCTTAGCTTAGGATCAGTAACTTGAGCGATCATATTATTTAAGGCCACCTCGTTAATCATTTGACAATATACCCTACAATATACTTGATGAAGTACCTACTAGTTATCGCCTTTATTTTATCAGGTTTGTTTATCTTTAGTCCAACAAACCACCAAAAACCTAGTTATCAAGAACCGAGTATTCGAGAAGTCTGTTATTGGATTATTTCCCAACCACCTTTAATTAAAACTTATAAAGGTTTCGTTATCAAGAATTGTTTATACTAAAGCATTTTCAAATAAGACTATCTCAAAAGTAATTATTGTATCAGAAGTTCCTAAATTTCTAACGTAGGCAGTAATATTTTCGTCATCGCTATAAACTCTCAAATCAACTTCTGGCGCAGAAGTAAAAGCGTAAGGTATATTTAGCAGATTAGTATTTACATCCCCGCTAGCCATTGCTGTAAAGGCCGGGGAGTACCCTAAACCATGACCAACACTAATTATAGTTTCTGTGCCAATTGTAGGAACTGTAACTGGAATTGATTTTATTATGCTTGGCTTGTAAGTATCCGCCATAATGAAAACTTGTTTGTCATCGTCATCATCGATATCGTAGCCGGATTGAGATATCCTTAACCCAAAACCAGTAGCGCTATTATTTCCCGCTCCTCCAAGTTTAGCCAAATCAGCCAATATCATATAATAAAAATCGTGGGTTCTAGCAGTGTCTCCTTCCGAATAGATAGTTAAATTATTTGTATCAACTGTTACCCACCAGTCAACTAAATCAGCATAAGTATCGCCATCAAAATTGTACCTACCTTTATGGGCGTGCCATTTAGTTGTTCCGCTAGGCTTAAAAAATAAATCATAACTTGGTACAAAACCCAAACCATGAGAGATTATTGTTTTACCAGTTGGGGTAGTAGCATAAGGAGTGCTGTTAGTAATTTGCCCACTACCTTCAAGAATAATTTTGGGTGAATTATCCTCTGACGATATTACTAAATCCTGCCCTGTAGCTGTACGAGCATCCTTAGTTTCTTTTGATACTTTAAATCCATAGGCTGTCATTGGGCTGGCTCATACATTACATAATAATAACCATTAAAAGTTCTATCAGAACCAGAAATATCAAGAGGTATAGCTCTAACTATAATTGTAGAAGTTCCTTTAATTTCTAAAGAGTAGATATCATCACTAACTGTACCGCCGGAATCTTCTCCGCCAGTAACCCCAAAAACTTGTGATACTCGTCTTGTGGCTGTAGCAAGCTGATGTTCTAAAGTAATAATTGTACTTGGGACATAGCCGAGGTTATGGGTAATCGTATAATCAACCGAATCGCTGCTACTTGCAGGAATAGTAATACTAAAGTCGCCACTAAAAGCCACTTTGTAACTAGGTAATTCGCTGGTTAAAAGTAAATCTTTGTTGGCAGCAGTTCTAGCATCAAAATTAGATTTAGATATCTTAATTCCATATTGGGTCATTCTAAATTACCAATTATTATTCGGCAATCTCCATTCTCATCAAAAATAAGTATTCGACCATTAGCATATTCGATCCTGATTTTACCGTCTTGAGTATTCTTTTGTTCCTTTCCTGTATCAGAATTAGACATATTAAGGCGCAATTACATCTTGGCTAGAACCTATAGAAGAAAGCCCCACCCGAAAATAAGTATGTATAGTTTTCTTAACCGCTATTATAGTTTGATTAAATTGAGTTGGCATCATTTTAGAAGCTATCTTGATAATATTATAAAGATCTGATACTTGTTCATCCGTTACCCTAATTGTATCACCAACCTGTAATTGTGGTACGCCAACTACTTCTAACTCCCTAACAGGATTGAACTCCTTGTTATCTTCAATCAATATTAAGGCTATAGATTGGGCAGTGCTAATATCTTGAATAAAGTTATTAGTTATATCCACCGGTCTTTGATGATAGTTGGTTATGCTGGTAGCATCTTCTTCTCTTGCATAAACTTTTTTGGTTGCGGGTGCAGGAGTTGCCCAGAGTTCAATATTAGTAATATCAACATTAGTTGCCCCGGAGTTAGTAAACGTCATTTTGAAACTGGTAGCGAATTGTGTAGTTGTTACCGAAGTAACTGCCGCGCCACTGCTAGTTTCATATAGACTGGTAGTAGCAGAAGTTATATACACAGGAGCATCAACTGTAACAACAGGATCAATAAAATCAGCCCATATATCAACACTTGTACCAGCCAATACTAATACCGAACCTGATAATTGCCAGTACTTTTGATTAGCCAAAACTTCCCTAGCGTCTGAATGTACCTCAACAACATTTATTATATTATCATCGGTAGTCGTTCTTCTTTCTAAAGTGTTGGCTCGATTAAATACCCAAGAGGTTGAAGTACTAGCCAACCAATTAGTCCGGTTAAGGAATTTAATAATCCCGTTCTCATCCATATAAACTTTGCCTAACTCGGCAGAAGCTAAGTCTCTTAAATAGGGGCCGAGTTTATCACCTTTATTGGCAAAGAAAAATGGTATTACCTGCTCGCCAGTATCCAAATCCATTTGAGAAGCGGTAAGGCCAGCCAATTGTAGTAAGGTAGAAATAATCTGATCGGTTGTATTGTCTTGTAGAATTACTGCTTCATCAAGAGGAAAGTTAAAAAGAGACTGCATAAAATCAATACAGTGTATCTTTACCGTCTTAGACCGTGTATCAACGTCAGGCATCCTTTCTATCAAACCTACAAACACAGGCACTACTTCATCGCCAAACCCCGCGTAGAGCCTTACAGGGCGCCAGGGGAGTATAAAAGAAGCCAATACTGAGCCGGGTTGTCCAGGTGTAAACAAATCATCGTGATTATCTAAAGTAATATCGGCTATCGACATAATGGCACCGCCAATATAATGATCTTGTTCTCTTGTCCATTCAAAGTTAAGCACTCTATTTGAGTAATCTGTATAATCGTATTTATCCCACTCCTGTACTACATCCCCTGTACCCTTAATAATATCTAAACCACCAATAGTTGAACTACCAATAGTGAAAAAGTTGACTCCGGCGTTGTAAGATTTATCCCAAGAAATAAGTAAATTCCAACTAAGTTTTCTTAGTTTGGCGATTGTTTTAGCGGCAAGTGTATCTGTTACAGTCTGCATTAGCTGACACCGTATCCCTCCTCAAGAGTAATTTGAAAGTTCTCGACCATCTGCCCATTCCACTTTATGTTTTTATCCTTGATGTTAATAAAAACAGGTACGGCAAAGTTAGCTGAGGGGATATAAAAGTCGGGCATCCTATTAGCAAGAAATTGGTTATCGTATAAATTTCTGATTGTGTCGTATTCTGCCGAGGTAATATAATTCCACTTTATTGTCCAACTCCGGCGGTTGTTTACATAATCAATGTTAAGAGTACCATCTAAGGAAATATTTTTGGCAAGATTAGGTTCGGTAGTATCAATTATCTCTGCGTATAAAGGCAAAGCAATACCACCAAGATACACGGGAACCTCTATATTTCCTGTGTATTTATTCGAAGTAGCCATTAAAGTATCGCCGCCTTTCCTTTTGCCCTACGTTCCTCATCTATCGCCCTGATAATATCCTTACCTATATCTCTTAGATCGGCGCGAGACCTAGCCATAATACCAGCTAAATTAATATTATAAGTATCCCCACCAGCTCTATTATTTGGTATTACACTTGATCCTCTTGGTAGATTGACTAATTCGGGGCCACGTTCTCCGACCATAGCTAGACCACCAGCGAAACTATTTATACCTTTGGCAAGTTTAGGTATTTCAGGGATAGTTACACCAAACCTAATTTGTTTTGGTAGCCTATTAAAACCCCGAATCATTATATTAATCCCTGAAATAATTCCGTTCACCATTATTTTGAAATCTTTCAATACACCAACTGCCATCTTTTCTCCTGCTTTATGTAATCCCAAGAATACATTTATTAATTTCAAACCATATTCGATGATCTTAGCGATCACTACAATCGATCCAACTATTGCCGCTACTAAAGTAATTCCTAATACCTTTGCCACCAAGACGATTTCTTTATGGTTTTGTTTCCAAATATTCTGGAGTTCTTTAAGGACTGGTCTAACTGCATCGGCGATAATATCGTAAATTTCAATAAATATTTCTTTATTTCTAATCAACCAACCAACTACTGTTTTCATCGTGGCAATAAACGGAGGCCAAACAGTAGTAATTAAATTACCAATAATTCCAGCAAATATTTGAAAGCCCAGAATTAAATTATTAATTGCATTTTCGCCATCTTTACTTGTTGCCCAAGCTGCAAAAGATTTAACAAAGGGGGTAATGGCATTAATAATTACTCTACCAAATGTTTCTTGAAGATCGTTAAGAGCATTATTAAGTTGTTTCAATGCGCCCCCGAAAGTAGTTGAAGCAGCCTCGGCGCTACCACCAAATTCAGTTTGTAGTTCTTTTAATATAAGTTTTTGGGCATCTAATGAATGGCCGGTTTCTACCAAATTTGTGATGACTTCTTTTTGTTTATCGTTAAAATTAACACCGACTCTACGCAGAGCAGTAATACCAAGAATAGGATCTTGTAAGGCTTTGCCCAGTTGAATGGCGGAAGATTTGGTATCCTGCCCCAAAGCTGTGGACATATTTAATACTGTTTTAGTGGCTTGAGGAAATATATTCTTGCCTATTTTAGTAAAAGTAAGTAATAGATTTTCGGCTTCTAATACAGATTCATCGGAGAAAGTAGTAACCTTTTGGAGACTTTTAGATAAATCAATCGCCGCCTTAGAAGTAACACCGGCTACACCACCAGTAGATTTAATAACCGCATTTAATTGGGAAAGAGCGGCTTGGCTTTCGGCAGCGGCTTTAACACTAAGGACACTAAAACCCACAAAAGCAGCGCTGGCAACAGCCCCCAATTTCAGAGCTGCCTTACCCACTCCAGCAAAAACACCACCAATTTTAGAACCAAAAGATTGAGCAGCTGTATGCGAACCTTTTAATTTAGATTTGAATTTAGCATCGTCCAAATCCAAATCCCATTCTATACGGCCAGCATTTTCAGCCATCTACATCACCTTTTTAAGCCTTTCAATTCCAGAGTAATCATCATCTTCTATTGTATCACCTTCGTTACCTGATCCTCTAGACAGAGCTTCCATAAATTGTTTTTGGTCGTCCTCTTCAAGATAAGGTAGTTGGGATACTCTTGCCAGCATTAAATAGTTTTCATATCGCAAACGATAACCTTCTTCAAGTAAGGCAAAGAAAGTAATTGCGTATTCGTTTTTTACGTCTTGGTAGGTATAGCTAGGATAAAGGTTAAGAAAGAGGGCTATAAGTTTGGAGAATCTAAGTTTTTTTTTCCTCAGTAGGTTCGGCGTTTGCTTCAGATACTTGTTGGGGAGTGGCCATTTGGGAAAGTAGGGTCTCAAGAGCTAGAATTTGACCGATACTTAAATCTTTGCCTTCCAGTTCTGGTATAACCCTAACTAAAATTGCTTTCATTTCCTCTACGATAGGTTCGTAGTCAAGGGTACCAGTATTATCTCCTTCCATCTTCTTGGCAAATTTAACCATCGCCATTAACTCACCCATCTTGGGAGGATTAACAGTTATTATTTCACCGCCAAATCTAACTTTTTTAGGTTCGGGAACTAAAGCATCGAGGTCAAGGATCTCTTCATTCATATTGGTTGTCAAGGTAGCCTCAACTTATGTTCGTAAGGCCAATGTGTCCAAGTCTGCGACCAGAAGGTTGAGACTCATCCACTAAGGCTTCAAAAGTAACTTCAACTGCTTCCTGATCTTTAACTTTGTAGTTTAAGGCAATGTTATTTGTATTAACTGCTTTGTAATAAACAACATCCTCTGTTAGATCACTAGCAGCATTTTTAATCGGGTGAAGTGTTAGTAAAGCAGCAAATTGTCTAAGTAAAGTACCGGAGTCTGTGCCAAAAGCATTTCTTGTACCGGCTGTGCCAGTTTGATTTAAGCCTTCTGGGTTAATTCTTGTAAGAAGCTCGGCTACTGGCTCGGCAAACTTAGCTTTAATAGTGGCCTTGTGACCAATAACTGCTTTATCAATTGGGGAATCACCATATTTATCAACGACTAAATCTTGAAAGTTACGTTCTATTTCTACGTCTATACCTTCAAGGGTATGGCCTAGATCAACACCATTAAAAACAAAGTTACAGATACCTATTCTTATGTTGGCTATTTGTTTTAAACTCATCTGTTTATATTATTTCACCTTTAAGAAATATTTGCAAGACTTCTACAAGTAAACAAAAAAGAAATCTTGTGCTGCTTACTTCCTTCCTCTGTCCTATCTACATCTAGTATATCACTAACCGCTAGGCTGCTGTAAATATACCAATTATTAAGTGAGTAGTTTGATTTCCTATGAAGCTGATCTTTTATCTGACGCGCCATATCATAACCGGCCGGGGTATTATCGTAGATTGTCCAGAAATCAGTAATGATATTATCGTTATCTATATACTCGTGAGGAGCGGGACTGGGAGCTGGAATAATTAAAACAGCATTAGTTACACCTTGCGGCAGCTCGCCTTCAAATAAATTAGTGCCGGCAGTTAATCGAAAGGCTGGAATGTTAGCCAGAAAATCTACTAGATCATTTGATAGTGAAGTTAATAAAGCCATTAGTAACCTTCCGATCTTGCCGCTTGTTTAACTAAATTGGTAAAGTTTTTAGCGGTTGTATTTATTGCTGCTTGAAACCATCCCTTGCCAGTACCAGGAGTTGTATAATGTCTGACAACGTGGGAACCGTCAAAGCGGCTACCACGCTCCTGAAAGGCCGCATATTCTAAAGGTACTACTACCCTATATCTACTACTAGAAACCCTCTCATGGCGTGTACGCGCCCTCAGAGAGCCTTTATCTTTAGGTGTTCGACCCCCAGTTTTAATAATCGTTTCAATATCTTGCGCTGCGGAAGCTAAAGAACGATCTTTTATTCGTTCGTTTTTAAGTAAAATTCTGTCTGTATGATCGATAATTCTATATCCCATTTAGCTTACCTGCCTCATGTGGTTGACTTCGGTCTTGATAAAATCGGTTGTATTATCTAGCATTGTCCTTTTACCTTGAATTATTTTAACTATCCGGTAGTGTTCGCTGTTGTAGGCAATAACGTCCCCTCTAACTATACCGCTATCTGCTGGAAACCAGAAAATTCCCTCAATACTAATACCTTCTTTGTAATCTACTTGACGTAATGAAGAAATATCACGATATAAACAGACTACGGTTGTAGCTGTACCAAAAGCAATATCACCATGACGATCGCGAGTTGGATGATAGAAACTTGCAGTCTCTACCATTTTTCTTTGTAGACTTAACATACATTTTTAATAGATTCCTAAAGTATCTTCAGCTTCCTCACTTAAATTACTGCCGGGTGAATCATCTACTAAAGGAGTACGTCTGGAATCCATAAGGGCTTTGACTACGGGATCGTCATTAAACGGGTTGCCGGAGTTATCACCAAAGACTACTTCGTGGCCTTCTATCTTTTCAGACTTCAAGCCTAGAGCCGCCTCTGGGCTGGATAGCATTGTTCCAACTACACGGGTAGCGATAGTTTTAATGTCGGAAGGCACGCCGCCTTCTTCGGCAGCATACTCTGTAAAGTCGGCAGTAACTCTAATATTTTTAAATCCTCTGGGTGTTCTACCAAAGCGCATAGTTATCATTCTGGTTATTGAACTATTGGTAGGTTCCGCTACATAAGTATCGGTAGTTATCTCGGTATTAACACTTAAATCAGTATCGACAACTGATACATCGGTAATATTTTGGCAGGGATCAATCTCGGTATGACGACTCCCACCATCGAAATATCTTACTGCCGCATATAAAGAGGCGGTATTCTTAAAAGTGGTGTCTAAATCTTTGTCTATTTGGCGTTCCACAGCGAAAACTAGAGTAGATAAAAGATTAGATTCTTGGGCGGTTAAGTCTCTATTTAGAAATTGCTCGATAAGTTCTTGGTTTGTATACATTTTTTCCTTTCTTTTTCTTATTAACTACGTTTTCTTCATCAATCATAGCATTTCTGATTTGCTTTCGCTTTAACATAAAGTAATTATACAGCTTTTCTTTTCCACTTGCGACCAATTGTTCCACCCTTACGATTAAGTCCCCGCATCCGCTCTTTACTTTTATAGACATGGTCTAACTCACCAACTGTCTTTTTCTTGTGGCAATCAATACACAGTGTTTGACCATTATCTACATTCCAAAAGTCAGGACAGTCTCTAGCCTGTTGTACAGATTTAATAGTGTGTATCTCCATAAGTTTATGAAACATCAGTGGGTAGTGGTCAGCATTTAACCTACCTCCACGTTTACCACATGATTGGCAGGTATAATCATCTTTAACATAAACTTTTGTTCGCCATTCGATATAAGGAACTATCCTTCTAATTTTTTCCGCTAGTGGGCTTATACCACCTTTCCAGTTACTATTCTTTTCCCCAGTTATTCTGGGGTCATTTTTCTTAAAAGCCGTTTGATTAGGTGGCTTTCCAACTCGAAATTTATTTTCCTTTAGTTGACAATCCCTAGAACAGTATTTGGGCATCATTTTAGGGTTTTCTAAACCCTTTTTATACGCATAATCACTTCGCCAAAACTCTTTGTTACATCTAACACAATTAAAATAATGGCGACTATGACTTTTTGTAGTTCTTTTTTTACCTAACCAATAACCACCCTCACCTTTTAAGAATTTTCCCATAACTAGAAAAGCCCCTTTCAGGGCTAATTCTAGGACAATCTTATTTAATTGTCAAGAGACTGTTCCCGTCAACTGACGGTTCCGACACCTAAGATTACAAATCTAGGAGCATCGTTAGCATTCAAGAATCCTAACAATCTAACAACGAATCTCAAAGCAGTACCATCTTGAGTAGCCAGGTTGAAATCGCTTCCACCTGCATCTTTAACAGTAGCTTCTCGAAGGGCGGTAACTACCATACCTCTCTTTGTGTAAAGAGTGTAGTAGGATAGATCGCCATAAACTGCTTCAGTTCCCGGGTTTGGAACGTCCGAAGCCTTATTAAGAACTCTAGTAAAGACGATCGGAGTACCCCAAGGAGTAGCAGGGTTGTTGTTGTTTGGAACCCAACCCGCGGCCGTGTTCAAACTACCTGCAATGTAATGGTCATTAGTAGTACCTACAGTTTGGATCAAGTAGTTCCAAGTCTGTCGGCGCATATACCATTTGTAGTTTGAGCTATCGATACCATCCTCGATTGCGTTTTCAGCATTAAGGATATCACCCCAAGTTATTGTGCTACCAGCACCACTAACAGGTTCAGTAATCACCCCAGAAGTGTGAGCAATACCGCTAGTTGCATTGGTAAAGACAATTTGATCCTGAAGTTTCGCTAAGGCACGAGCCATTTCACGAGTTACCAATCCCCAGAAGTCTATAGCTGAATCTTCTGTGAGTTCGTCTGTTGCAGTAACTATCAAAGCATACTTGGTAAGGGCTTTAACCTCGCTGTTGAAAGCAAGTTTACCACCGCTTTTAGCACCAGCTTCAGCAGTAGATACGAAGGAAAGCTCATTGGTTATACCAATTTGCTTAACTTGGTTACTTACAACTGTACGGATAGTTGCATTTGCAGCCGCTACACCATACTTAGGTAGGTTTTCGTGAATTGCCGTCTCAAAGTCTGGATAAGGAACCAATACGGCACCATCGGCATCTGTAGTCTCGTTACCATAGTTTGCTTTTTCGCGAACCTCCATAGCATCTTGCTTATACTCATTAAGAGTTATTAGATCACCAGATGCTAATGCTCTTGCAGCTTTAAGCAAGCGCATTTCTTTAGATTCGTGAGCAAATTTTGATTCGATTTCGATTTCGCCAAGTTCGGCACCACCAGCATCAAATGATTTGACTTTAATAGTACCTAACTCACCCTTAGAAGTACCTTTGTCAGCAGCTTCTTTATCCTCACCATCTACAACTGCCTTTTTAGAGACAGTTTCGATAGAGGCTAGAGTAGCTTCGACTGTCTGTTTGATAGTTTCAGCCATATCGGTTTTCATACCCTCTGATACTTTTTCAGAGATAGCCTTTAAAGCATCACCATCAAGTTCGACTTTGGTTTCCTCAACCTCATCAATAACTTCTTCAGTTTTTTCTTTTTCTTCTGTCATTTATGTTCACCCCCTAACTTTTTAAGGATACTTTGAGAATATGAGCTGTAGTGTCAGACTCTTTGCGAATCTGTCCTACAGTCTTGGTAAGAGTAATCTTGTGGATTCTCTTAACCTTCTCAGGAGCAGCTTCGTTTCGGGAAGCCTTGTGGGTTTCCTTTAGAAGTGCAACAAGAGCGTCTAAGTTTTTAATATGAGTTTCTAGTTCATCTTTACTCGATTTTTCAGCAAGATTTTTAACAACAAAGTCTTTATATTCATTTCTAAATTCTTCTTCTGTTTTACCAAGCGACCTAGTAATTAACGCTCCGCGATCAGCCGGTACGGGTACAACTGAAAACTCGACCATCTCTGATTGAAGTATTTTGGTAAAATCCTGCGACCATTCCTTTACTACAACACCAATAGAAACGGCGTTAAGATACCCGCCTTTTATCATTTTATAAACTGTGGCAGCGAAATCGTATTCTTCTACTGCTAATTTGAATTTGGAGATAATCTTTCCGTCTGTTTTTCTAGTGGAAATAGCTTTACCTATAGGAAGTGAGTAGTAGTCGTGTCCATAAAGAACGACTGAATTGTCTTTATAACTTTTAATATCGACACCGGCAATTTCAATTTGCTCGCCTTGTCGATCTACTTGACCGGTATTTATAGTGGCTTCTAAAACCCCATCACCTAAGTCTTTGGTTTCTTCAGCTTCAAAAAGACCTTTAATATATACTTTCTCACCTACTTCTCTTTTTATTGTTTCCATATTTGCATCCTTACATTTCTTGCTACACATAGATTCAGCCATCGCTATTGCCTGGTCCTGATCCATATCTGGATTTTCATCCATAATCTCAGGAATTTTCCTTGAGACACATTCATTCTTTGTCTCATCATCCATCCGGCACATTGGCGATTTAACTGTTTCCATTTTTCCTAAATAAAAACCCCAAAGAACTTGAACCGAATGTTCAAACTATTTGAGGTTCATTGACCTTAGTATTTAATTATCTACTTAATATGTTACTAGCTTCTTGTTTTGTTGTCAAATAAAATTGGGAGAAATATTTAATATTATTAAATTGTTTACAACGAGAGCATTTTATTTCAATATCAGCAAGGTCGCCTTTGAAAAGCAAATGAGAACAGAATTTACAATTATGCTCTTTCATATCACGCCATCAACAATAGATATGTATAAATTGGTTGCCTGCGGTGCTGTTTGCGGTTTGTTTCCTGTGAGCCAAACAATACCAAATTCGGCTATATAATCACCAATAGTATTGGTATCACCGGAGGCCCAAGTATAAGAAATAGTGCCGGCTGGCTTTGAAACAAAAGCTCCGGCGGCAGCATTTATTTTTAAAGTTCCTGTATATTGGTTCCTCATTGAAAAGGAAATAGTCGAAGCATTAGTTAAATCGACTACAACATCATCTTCATCTTTAACCGTTGCCGTAATTATTGGTAGTAAATCGTTTTGCTTAATAACAATTCTATTAGCCATCGCCATCCTTTAATTCAAGTATAACACTATTACTAGTTATTTTATAATCGTTATTGCCTGACTCTGTAATTGTCTCAAGAGTTCCCGATTCTAATTTTAGATCGGGGCGTGAATAAATTTCCTGAATATTGGCTGCAAGTATTCTCGATAAACCCAAAAGCGTTTGATTGGTAACAATCGTAATTCTGGATTTTCCGAGGATTAACCTTAATACATCAACTTCAAAAGTTATATTAGCTTTACCTAGAATAGTTTGTATAGTAGTAGCACTTATATTAGCTAAACCTTGGATTGTTTGGGTAGTCAAAGCCGTAATTCTGCCAAGACCACTAATAATTTGATTAGAAACTATGGTAATCCTTGCCAAACCAATAATGATTTGACTACCTGATATGGTAATCCTTGTCAATCCTTGGATGGTTTGGATAGTGGTAGCAATAATTCTAGATTTACCCAGAATGGTTTGATTGGTAGAGATGGTAATTCGTGCAATACCCAATATTGTTTGGCCTGTGCTAATCGTTATTCTAGAAATACCTTGAATTATTTGCGATGCCAACTTAGTTATTCTCGCTATACCCAGAATTGTTTTTGTAGTAGTTGCGGTGATTCTAGACAACCCTTGAATAATTTGGCTAGAAGTCGCGGTGATTCTAGATATACCAAGTATAATTTGTGAGGAAGTTATAGTAACTCTGGATAAACCAAGAATGGTTTGTGTCGTAGTTTTAAGAATCGAGGCTTTACCTAATAAGTTTTGTATAGATGTTGTAGTAATTCTTGCAAGACCTTGTATGGTTTGCGTAAAAGTATTAACAATCGTTGAAATACCCTGAATAGTTTGAGTAGTGGTTTTTAATATATCAGCCCTACCTAGTAAGGTTTGATTAATTACGCGTGTTATACGGGAAAGTCCGAGGATGATTTTAGTTGTAATTATTGTTATCCGAGAGAGGCCTAATATAGTTTGTCCTACGAGATTTGTAATCCTCGAAAGTCCTAATATGGTCTGGAAAGCACTTTTTTCTATACGGCCTAGACCTAATATGGTCTGTATAGTAATAGTAGTAATTCGTGCTAGACCCAAGATCGTTTGTAACGATGTAGTAACTATTTGAGATAATCCTAATATGGTTTGAGAAACCGTAATAGTAATTCTGGATAAACCAGGTATTGTCTGTAAGGCTGTAGCTGTTATTCGGGATAATCCTTGAATGGTTTGACTGGTGGAAATAGTAATTCGGGAAAGACCAAGAATGTTTTGAGAAGCAGACTTCAATATATCTGCTAATCCAAGTATTGTTTTTGTAGTAGTGGTGGTTACTCTTGCCAATCCTTGAATGGTTTGGGTTGTATCCTTAGCAATACGGGCTAGTCCCTGGATTGTTTTGGTAGTAGTAATGTCAGATACTTGTTTAAACGAGGCGGCCGCTACTGTCCACTCCCCATCTGGGCCTGACCAATTTATTGCTTGATTAGTTGCCGTAGTTTGTATTGCATAAGAGGCACCATTTACCCAAGACCCATCATCGTTATTAAATAAAGCAGTTTCTCCTGTACCTGTTGTAGGGGCTGGCGAAGCATCCCTAACTACAACACCACCTATTATTAGTTCGTTATCTTGAGTAGGAGTTAAACTAACTGTTTGAGCATTTGAATCTCCTATTGCACTATTATGCTGATCTTTAGGTGAAGTCTGGACAACACCTTCGTAAGTTGAAACTATCGTTCTTATCTCTCCACCAAAATCTGCTGAAAGAGTATTGGCTCCAGTAGGAGGATTGACTAAAAACCAAATAGAAACCGCGTGTTCCCAAACGCCAGTGTCGTTATATCTACTGACTGCCTCTGTGAGTGCCTGGCCTCCATAAGAAACATTACTAACAGTATGATTACCACTTTCCATACCAAGAAACACCACGCCCAAAAGGGAATTATTTGAGGCGTTGTTGGTAAAGCTAAAACTTACATTACCGTCTACTAAATTTTGGGCCTTTTCAACAAAAGTAATAGCCATTAATGTTTCCCCTCTTCTTTAACATCTATATTGCCATCGTCAACTTCGATATTTCTATTGCCAGATATAAATTCAATATCTGGATTTAAATTACCTTGTTCGGCAATATTATCTCCATCGGTTAATTGAGATAACCGGGTTCCTAATTCTATATTTGTTGCCTCGGTAGCAAGAATAGTATTTATATTTCTATTAAAAGTAGGATCTGGTATATCGGCAATAACTCTGGCAAGGCCAGTGATATTTTGCAGGGTAGTTGCTTTAATATCAGCAATACCAAGTAAGGTTTGAAGTGTAGAGACTGTAATACGCGCTTTCCCCAGTATTGTTTTAAGGGTAACTACTTGAACCCGGGCAATTCCTAGTATAGTTTGAGTTGTAGTTTTCTTTATAGCCGCTAAACCAAGAATTAATTGGGTTGTACTTCCGGTTATTTTAGCTACTCCAAGAATAGTTTGAATACTAACTAAAGCGATTCTGGAAAGCCCTGTAATCGTCTGTAAGACAGTTTTCTCTATCCTCGATATACCTAATAGGGTTCTTGTCGTGGTTGTCGCTATATTTGCTAATCCTAAAATGGTTTGCAAAGTACTGGCAGTAATACGGGATTTTCCTAGTATCGTCTGAGCTGTACTGATAGTTATTCGTGCCAGACCTAATATGGTTCTGGAAGTAGTAACTGTGATTCTCGCCAAGCCTTGTATTATTTGAGTTGTGGTAGAAGTAATTCGAGCAAGTCCTAAGATCGTCTTGGTAGCAGTTACGGTTGTGGTTATATTAGCGACACCTAAGATTGTCTTAGTTGTACTGGCCGTTACTCTTGCCAAGCCTAGAATAGTATTTGTTGTGGAAATAGTGATACGTGCAAACCCCTGTAAGGTCTGTAGAGCGCTTTTCTCTAGTCTAGCTAGTCCCAATATAGTCTTTGTAGTTGAGGCTGTGAGACGACTTATACCTAAAATCGTTCTGGTAGTAATCGCTGTAATCCTCGCTAAACCATTTATAGTTTGGTTTACTACTATTTGTATCCGAGATTTACCTAGTATTGTTTGCGTTGTACTAATCGTTATCCGCGAAATACCTTGAATTGTCTGGGTAACCGTTCTAAGTATTGAAGCCTTACCTAGAATACTCTGCGTAACACTCGCTGTAATTCTAGCTAAACCTAAAACTGTCTTAGTAGTACTTGCAGTTATTCGTGATAATCCTTGAATGGTTTGACTAGCTGAGGCGGTTACTCTTGATAAACCCTGGATAGTTTTTGTAGTTAGAATAGTAATCCTTGCCTTACCAGTGATAGTTTGAAGTGTTGTTGCAGTGATACGAGCCAACCCCAGAATCGTCTGAGAGGTGGTTACGAGTATTGCTGCCTTACCCAATATAGTTTGTACAGAAGTAGCTGTTATTCGAGCCAGTCCTAAAATCGTTTTTGTAGAGGAGGTGGTTATTCGAGATATACCTTGGATCGTCTGTGCAGTTATAAGAGCAATACGAGAAATACCAAGAATAGTTTGAGTAACAACTTGCTGTATTCGTGAAATACCGAGTATCGTTCTGGCAGTAGTAACCGTTATGCGGGCAAGCCCTAATATAGTCTGTACTGTAGAAGCGGTAACTCTTGCTTTTCCTACAATAGTTTGAACTGTAGCTACGGTGATCCTGGCAAGACCATCTATGGTTCTGCTAACTGTTTTTAATATAGCGGCTTTACCTAAGATCGTTTGGAGTGTAGTTGAAGTTATCCTTGAAATACCAAGTATCGTTTGAGTAGTCGAAGCGGTAATCCTAGATAGACCTAAAATGGTCTGTAGAGTACTAATAGTAACTCTTGAAAGTCCTTGTATGGTCTGTGAAGAGGTTATTTGTATTCTAGCCAACCCAAGTATTGTCTGTGCCGTAGTGGCAGTTATACGGGCTAGGCCGAGTATCGTTTTATTAGTAGAGGCGGTTACTCTAGCTAAGCCGAGGATTGTTTGGGAAGCTACGGCAGTAATTCTAGCTTTACCTAAAACGGTCTGTAATACCGTTACTGTTATTCTTGCCAAACCTTGAATAGTTTGACTAGAGGTGGCTACGCCACCAGCTCTGGTACTTTGACCAAAGAATATACGACCAAAGAAATTGGCTCCGAACATGTCCTAATTATACTTTATTTTTCTTCTGGGAATTTACCCTCAAACAAATCTTTCAATTCCTGCACGGACTCTGCCTGTCCTAAATCCCACTTTTCCTGCCCGTCAAACAATTATTTCAATCAAGTTGTTGCAATAAAAATTCTTCGAAGTACAGGTGGCGCAGTTACAGTATCATCTTCAACTTCACAAATAATTGCCGAAATGTCCCTTTGGCTGGTGCCGTCATTTAATTCTCGGTAGTAACCCACTTCACAAGCATTGAAGGCGGCATTTGTCCAAGCACTAGTACCGTCATAAGGTCTGACTCCATGACACATGCCTTGGTAAGAATAGGCACTTAAACTATTGATAGAAGTCCCAGTCGGTAAAGTTCCTGAATCCAGAAGACCCCATTCATGATTGGCACCTGCATTTAGAGCTACATTTGTCCATCTGATTACAACCGAAACCGCCTGTACCGTGTTTGGCCCAGAATAGTTGCTTAAAGTATGCCAATCTTCCCTTTGGTTGGGAGAACCACTGGGAGTCTCGTTATAAGTTGTCGCATCATCAGGCGGCCATTCGTCCACATTTTGGTAGTTTGAACCTGCACTTGGTGTAAAGTCGGCTTTGGTTCCTGCCCCCGTTACTATAGCCGTCTGGTAAATCGATCCAGGCCCGCACCAGCTGTTGTTGTCAGATCCTACATTATTATTAAGAGCAATATCATCGTAATACCAAGTAGCAGTACCGCTTCCTGCAACAAGAGAAATCATCCCAGTATCAAATATTGCCCAATTAGAAGTAGCTACAAGTGGAGTCTTGGAACCAGAACCAAGTTCCGAAGTACTGTCCCCATCATAAATTTTGGCGGTTACGGTTCCAGCGGGGTCTCCGTCAACTCCGCCTATCTCAAGCCTATACCACTTGGTGAAATCGGTAATTGTGTAAAAAGTTGTCGGCCCGCTTCCTGCCCAAAGCTGAATCTGACATTCGTTGTTAACTTGGGTTAAAGTACGAATGTAGACGATATTTCCAGCACTGCTATTTCTAATAGCAGCGATTATAATAGCGTGGGTAGCCGTGGAAAAACCAGATTGAAGTTTGAAATAAAATCGGGCGTATTTTTCCGTACCCCCTGAAATACTCCAAATTCTTGCACCAGAAGTTACTCCATTTCTGACAAAAGCAATCCCGTTTGATCCTGAGGCTTTATCAATTTGCAATCCATAACTTCCGCTTCTTTTGGCAGCGGTGGTGATGGAAAGAGAACCTGGTGAAGTGGTAGAAGTAGAATCAAAAACTGCGGTATCACCAGTCTCAAACCCTGTCAGAAATTTTCTTGCCATTCTATAACTCTCCTTCGACAACCGCAACTTGGTAACTCTGCCACCAGTTTATCGGCAAGTTGCCTTCTACATTTCTAATAAGGGCAACAGTTATTTTAACGGGATTTATCGAATGGACTTTAACCATAAGTCTATCACTTGACCCTTTACCCCACTCAGCTAGTTTTGAATTGAGAGTTTCTTCTATCTTTTGAATTGTTCCTTTGGGAAACTTATTACCAGTAAAATCAAAAAGGATATTTCCATCAGTGGTAATAATTTTTAAGCCGTCTTGAGTATCAATCGAAGATATTTCTTGTATTTTAATCATAAGTATATCTAAAAGTTACTTGTAATTCTGTAACTGTGCCTGTTTGAGCCGTAGTTTTTAAAACCAACCATGAATCGGCAGGAATTGTGGCATCATTAAACGAAGTCAAATTTTGTCCTGTTGTGGTATTGGTTATTGCAGTTGCCGATGCCAATATATCCGTAGCACCGCCACCACCCGAACGGCTTGTATTATGATAAGGATCGATAGTTACGGAAGGAGATGTTCCTACAACTGTCGCCTGTATCTCTTTTATTGTTACGGCAGAAAAGAAAAAACAAATGGCAATATCTTCACTTGCAGTTGGATTTTCTATAGTTATTGAAACTATTTTTTCTCTGGTTTTCCATGCAACATCTGTTCCATCTGAGGTTAAAACTCGATCGGCAGCTCCCACCACAAACTCATCCCATTTAGGGGTAGAGTTGCCGTAGATTAAGGAGCCACGGGTTACTGTTTGGGCAACCGTATCCGCCTTAACTCCATCTAATAGGTTAGCTTGTTCTACATCAGTTAAAGTCTTGGCACTAATTGTAGCGGCTATTTGGTCACCAACTACAATTGATCTTGCACTACTAGATTCCTGAGTTCTGGTAATTGTAAAGGTATCAGTTGAAATGTTGGTTACTCGGACTATTTCTGCGTTTGTGGTTGAGGGGTCTACTCCTGTAGGCCATACTGTAGCGTTAAAAGATACCGCAGGGAATTTAGTACCCTCGCCTGCGGCTATTACTAAAGAAGTACCGCTATCTGCTGGCGATGGGGCTGTTGCTATGGTAGAGTAGGAAAAGTTTTTATGTGCATCTATTGCCATAACATAATTCTACTCTATTCCTATGGTTCTTTCTACTTTTTTGCCTTTTAATCTACTCTCAAAGCCGATAAAATACATTAGTTCACTTCCACTCGGTTCACTACTTAGTATTTTACCAGATTTCAATTCATAAGTGGCTGTGGTGTGTTCTCGATGTCGTCTATAAAAGATAAGTTTCTTTTTACCTAATATATCTTCACCAACCTGGATAGCTTTACCTCTAATATGGAATAGGCCGGTTATTAAATCGACTGTGTATCTTTGGGGTATTACATTTACTTGAGAGATTAGTGTAAACTGTGCGACTTGATCTAATTTTTGGGTAATGTCATAAAAACACGACCTTTTAGGGTCGGTAATAGATATATCTTCTTTGTTTTGTTTGTAGACTGTGCCGTCCTTGAAGGTGGCTTCGAAAAGGTACTTGAGCATTTTATTGCCTCTCTGCCTATTGTATTAGGCTAATCTGTTATGTCTTCAATTATTGATTCAGCTTCTTTGCGCGCTTCCTCTATTTTTGCTTGTTCTTCTGATAAAGTATTAGCTTCCTCGTGTTTATCTATTAAGTTTTCAATCTCAGCTGTGATTTTACTCGCGGGGAATTTAATGAAAGAGTTGTCTTCGAAAGTAGCTACAATCTCACCGTTATTATCTACGGTTAATTCGGCTGGTTCCTTTTTTTGTGTATTTGCATTAAATATAAGTTTGGTAGCCATTTTAGTTTTCGTTGTATTGTAAAGTCAGGGTAACTTGTGCTGTATCCCCGGCTGCTGCCGAACCTGTAGTTTGTAGTTGAGTTGTTAGAAAGTTGGTATAGGCTGGAACTGTTGAACTTGAAGACGCTTTACCAGTTGCTTCAGGACCAGTAGCGCTAAAGAATACCGCTACACCCGAGCCTATTGCTATAGCTGCCGTCATATCAGTTGTTAAGTTGGCGTTTGTAGTAGTAGAGGGTGTCGTATAAAGAAGCCTGTCGCCATCACCGGTACACGCTGGTGTACCTTTTAGCGTTAAACCTGTACCAAAGGCGGTTAATGTATGAGCAAATAAACCAGCAGATACTTGATTGTATGTTCCTGAAAAGTGTCCGAAAGTCCAAAGTTCAAAAGAGTTATTTCCTGCAGTAATAGGAGCAGCAGAATAAGCTGTACCCTCTGTATCAGTATTTTTCCAGTTATTAACAGTTACTCCACCAGTACGGGTTGTACCCTTTGTTGGCGATCCTGTTTGTGTTCCTGTATCACGGTCCCAAGCAAATGTCGCTGCCATATAGTTTTAATTATCTACTAAATAAAATAGTTTTGCAATAGTTATTCTCTACTTGGAATGATCCCACATTCACAGTTAGGATGTAAAGGTGGATTTTCTATATTCGTATAGTTTATATCCAAAAGCGCATCCCCAACACTAAGTTCATCTCCCAGATTAGCAAAATTCTCATCTAATCCTACCTTCGTTCCATCCAGCTCTGCACAAAAAGCACAAGCATCGGGGTTTGCATACCATACCATATAGGTAACAAAGCCTGTTTGTTTGTAAGCCATCCGGGTAGCGGCGTTACTGGCTCTTAGTGTTTCCGTTCTTGAAAGTCTCTCGGCGCGCCAGCCTCTAACATCGCTATCGTAAAATCCTGATAATTCCTTTGCTATTGCTTTTACACTTTTTCCTTCTTGCAGACCATCAACAATTATTGAACCTAGTGATTTAATAGTCTCATCATTAAAGCGATACTGCATTTTATGGAGAGCATCTTTAATATACTTTTGTACTTGTGGGGTTAGTTCAAACTCCAACTCATCTGCCCCGGCAAACTCTAACGCTAGTTGTCCTTGCTCGTCTGCCAAGTTTAATTCTATAGGCAGTAAAGAAGCTTCAAAGGCTTTTTCTGCTTCTCTAAGGTCAATCAAGCCATCCTCTACCGCTTTAACCACACCCTTAGTTCCTTTAGCGTTTATTTTCCGCCAGTTCCTTAATACCTCGGCCTTTTGATCTTCTAATACGGGAGCTAAGGCTTTCTTAAAGCGTCTTTCGTATAGTCGTTGTTTTCTTAAAAGGGAAAGTCTAAAGTTTTCTTTTACTTCTACGTCTAGATTCTTTTTTTTTACAGTTTTAGTAATAGTGATATGCCCTTTGGCTTCTTCTATTTGTGGGCTAATTGGCTCCGAGGTAGTTTCTTCGTCTAAGGGCATTGAATTAAATAATACCCTTAACTTCTCACCCCCCTCGGCATCTTCTAATCCATATTCTTGACGTATCTCATTTCTGGTAAGCCAAGTATCTACACCGGCTTTTCTTTCTTCTAGCTCAAATGTTTTATCAGCCGGTATTATATTTTCGTGGGTAACTGTTAGCTGTTCGGTGGGATAGTATCTTTTAACTAGTGTTTGTAAGAAGTTATCTATCAAGTCCATCTTTGGCTCGATAGTCCGTTTAGCAAAGATATACTCAAGGGTTTCCACACTAGCTCTGCCAAATCCCTGACCTGTTTCCTCACCTAGTAAAGCCTTGGGTACTCTAAACATTCTCAATACTTCACCTACAGTTAAATCTTTTAGAGCTTGCATATCTATCTCATCAAGCCCTAGAGATGTTTTAGTAAAGCTAATCTCACTTTGTCTGATAAGAGCCGTCTTGCCGGCGTTCTTTGTACCTTCGTATTGCTCACGCCATTTTCTTGAGAATATCTTAAAATTCTCTTTTGATATGTCCCCTTTAACTGAAATAATACCGGCAGGAGAGGCGTTATTCTTAAAGAAGTTCTTTGTAAATAGCCTCGTGCTTTCCTCAGTCTCGATATAATCTATAGCCGCTTCAACGATTCCATAGCCTCGATAGGGGTTGTTTGGATTAAAGGTTTTAATATGACCTATCTCCTCTGCTTTAAATAAAGTTTCGGTTCCATTAGCTTTTCTTAGGCAATAACCAATAACCTCGCCGGTGTCATCAATCTTTAGACCCATCTTATCCGGGGGAAGTAGATATATCTCGGAGCCTTTAGAAATATTGGGTTTGCCAGTTAAACTACCGATAGGTATATACCAAAAGGATTCGCCGAGAATATCAATGTAGGTTTGGGTAGCTTTGAATAAATCGAACTGGGAAACTCCAACCTGTGGGTTAGCGATTAATTCTAAGAAAGGATGGGTGCTGAGAGGCTCTAGGTGGCCGTCAACTTGCCGTTTATTTAAATAGGGTTGATAATCTCCTACCTCATCAGATATTAAATTAACCGCCGCGAACACGATTCCTTTATACTTGCCTAACTTCCTAGTGTCTGCATAGTTACCGAACAGTTGATTAAAAGCAAAAGCACTATCACTATTATCTACTCCGCCAACAAGAGATTTGGCTATATTATTTAAACTTTCGGCTATCCTAGTTCTTAAAGACATCTAATCCTCATTATCAACAAAATCACTTTCTAACTCGCTAGTATCCTCATTATAGTCTAAATCGTCTGGTTCCGAAAGAGTATCTCCTATAACAACAAAATCACCGCCATCCCCCTCCTTTAGATAACTTATTCCGTATCTAACTGCATCAAGGGCGTGGTTCCAAACATCTTCGGGAGTATTCTCTGGTTTGCCATCTTTATTAAGTTTCCATTTATAATTGCGGTATTCTTTTATTAAATTGATAGAGGACTTAGTCACTTTAATCTTTTGATCTTGGACTAACTGAATTCCGTAATTTACACTTCCTGAACCCTTTACTGAAGGTACAGCATTAAGATCATATAGTTTTATCTCTTCAATACTTTTAGGCTCGGCGCTATCACAAATAACTACTGCTTCAGACCATTGTTTAATTAAGGCGGCTATTTGATTATTAGTTAGTCCGGTACGGTATAACTTCTCATCTAAGATATACCCACCATCAAGATAATAGATTGCTATTACCGCCGTAGGATCATTGGTATAACCAAAGTCCAAACCATACCCTTCTAATCTCGCTTCTTCCGGTATATGGTCAATAAATTCCCAATCTGTATAAATACTACCTTCTAAAATCCCTATCTCCCCAAGACCGTATATTCGCCACCAATTCTCTCGATCCTTCCTCGATTCAATAGATATTTTTATTCTTGGGTCAACCGCTTCATTATCCAAATAAGTAAGTTTAAGGAAATCGTGATCTTGTTTAGGTATCACGTCGGTATGTACCCAGAACTCAGAGACAGGGTTGTAGTCTAAGATAATCTCTCTATTACTTCTAACCTCTAGCTGATCATATATTTCGTAGGGGATGTTGTTTACCTCGTTAATAAACAGTACATCACGTCTTGGGCCTCTTACCTTGCCCACCTCGTCAATAGCGAAGAACTCCATTGTCGCACCGGTTTCAAAGGTATAGATTTTATCAGTACGATTATATAAATCCTCACGGTAATAATTATGATCCTGCATTATGTTGAGGAAGTCTCTTAAAGCACCGCGCTTGAGGTGAGGTAGGCTCTCAGATACAACGGAGATGGATAGCTTTTCTCTTTGGGCTTTATCTATGAGGTAAAGGAGAATACCGATTGTCTTACCGGCGGCAGTACCACCTTGTATTATTCTAATCCGTTTGGTTAGACTCTGGATTTTCTGTAGGGCCTGGGTCTTCTGGTACAGCATTTATTTGTCCTAATATGGGAATGGGTTGACCACCACTAGTTATATCTACTGATTTCTTTTCTCCAAACACTTCATGCTCCATTCGTTCTAAGGCGAACTCTACTCTAGCTTTTTTAATCTTACCCCTCACCCACTCTGCTCTAGCAGCCTCAACTCTATTCGCAAAGTCCGCATCGGCTTTTTTCCAACGGATAATAGTATCTTCACTTTTTCCAATATACATACAAGCATATTTCTGTATAGGAGAATCTTTGTAGTATTCTAGGTATTTTTCTTTTTCGTCTAAATTATCCTTCATCTTCTATCACCACTTTAACAACTTTATCACTTTCTATTTTACCTAAATCCAAAACGCTAGTATCGTCTGTGGATAACACTACTTTTATTTCAATATCGTTTGATACCAGTTTTCTACTTTGTACTTGTCTAATTTCCGCTAGGAACTCTTTAATCATTTAATTTTACCATAGCCATATCTTCATAGTTTAATCGCTTCATACTTTTATCTTTCCCGAACTCGCTTCGCATTCTATTTACTTCCCGACAAAACTCTAGCAACTTATTATCATTAAAACCTTTTAGGTTATCTGGTACATATAAAGCTAGATCGTATTTCTTTGGTATTTTTATCCCACCTTTTTTTATATTCTCCTCTGGAACGTATAAGTAATATTTATACTCTGCGTCCGCTATCGCCTCTAAATACCTTTGATACTGGCCTCTCTTGACATAAATCCGGTAATCGTATCCTGCTCTTGAGATATATTTAAGGCTGGTTTTAGCAAAAGTCTTGGGTCTGTTTTTACTTTTAACGATAGTTATTAATTTCATGGTACAACAGGCATCCATACCCCGTTTAATTTCTTAAATTTATACTGAACTACACCTTCAGGCCAAAGTATCTGGTTGTGATCGTTATGGCCAAACTTTGTTTCCCAATCAATATAGTTGGTCAATCCTTGCCGTTTCAACCAAAGGCTTGCATTAACATCTGGCCCCCAGGGTTCGTTATTATATTCATAAGGTAGAGACAAATAGTTATCTTTGCTTATTAAATATCCATAGAACCCACCAGCATCAATTTCCTCGTAACCTTCTTTGGGCAGCATAGTTACCGCTTCGGTTGGGTCGTTTATATTATCTACTTTCCATGCACCAATATAATTTTTATGCCAACGTCCTACTTGGACTCCTTCGATAATACCTATCGTACCGGTATAAAACTGTAACCATTTATCTATATCTAAATTTTCAAAGACTGTATCATCCTCTAACCCTAAAACAAAGTCGGCTTCAAAACTTGCTACCGACTCTTTACTTTGTCTTTTTATCTCGGCTATTCGTTTGCGTCTTTCAATCGGCCTTACTTCGTTAGGTTGCCATTCTCGATTTATCTTTATGGTAAAACCTCGATATTGTTCTTCTATTTGTCCTAGTCTTGAGGCTATATAAGGATCGTCAATATCTACAATAAAAACCAAATTGATTAACCCCTTTGGATAATTTAATGCTAACAGGTTCTCAATCCAACGATCTACGGCCCAACCTCTTGTAAAAGCACAAAAAATAGTTATGATAACTTGTTGCAAAGTCCCTCCAAAATAGAAATATAGGTAGGTAAAAGTTTTTCCCAGCTAATACTCTCGGCTATAGCATCCGCCTTCTTACTTTCAATTAATAATTCTTCTGGTGTCATATTGGCAAACCACTCCATCTTTTCGGCTAATGCCTTCGGGTCGGCCTCATAAACTTCAATATCTGTTCTTGCTTTAAAGGTAGTTTCTAATTTAGCTGGTACTAACCATTCTTTAGGTAACAAGGTATTCTGCGGTTCTAAATCGGTCATTATTACTGGCATCCCTACCGACAAGGCTTCATTCATTGGCAAGCAGTTTCCGCCATAACGTCTAGGCAAGACTAGTACGCTCCCGGCTTTATATAATTCCCAATAATCGGCTACCTCATTTGAAAGACCCCAGATAATTCTTTTGTCTGTTGTACGAGACTCAATCGGCACAGATTTTTTTAAACTTTCTGGATCTCTACCAACAATCATAAGTTTAACTTTGGGATCATTTGTTACTTTCAACGCCTCTAAAATTGAGATCGTACCATTACGGTCTTTATAAGTTGTCAATCCTATGTTGTGTTGGAAAAAGTCAAGGGTTTTAATTTCACGATAAGGTAATAGTTGTCGATCTACTGGAAAATGTAAATAGGTAGTAGGGCCAAACTGCTCAATTTCTTTTATTCGCCAAACGGACGGCGCTAGAAATAAATCTGGACGTGGTAAGTTAGGTATCCGTAGAAACTCTAGAAACTCAAAGTTAGGTACTAATACAGTTTTAACTCCTAATTGTTTAGCGCGTTCAAACATCCAATAATTGAGGGGATTTTCCGCTACTAATACTATATCTAACCCTTGTAGGAACCTATCTACCGTTTCATTTTTAGGAAAACCATAATCAAATATAACCTCAAATTGTTCTGAATCTGTTTGTTTATACCATGCGGGATGAAGTTCTAACTTATTCCACGGAGAAATATCAGACACAAGTGTTCGATAAGGTTTCAAATGATCGTAATAAGCTCTAGTTTGGTTACCAAGACCATTCGTAGTAGAAAACGCGGCTAGCCCAAGTTTGATATTTTTCATACCTAATACTCAAAATTAGGATCGTTACCTCTCGTATTAAGATCGTATGATCTTTTAATATTCTTCGAGTCTGGATAGTAAATCCAAACTTTCCAAAGATTCCAACCAGGAATACCGTCTATATTAAATGCTTCAACTAACCTACCGTACACACCATGTTCAATAAACCTTGTTTGTTCCTCTGTAAAATAGTTATCCATAATATGTCTATAGAAAGCGGTAGAAGTTAAATGCGGGCGGTTAGACCATTGGGCTGTCTTTAATAAAGGAACTCCATCTACTTCTTCTGGTTCGCCGATCATTAAATGTTTATGCTCTGGGTGGATAACCCCTTCGTGGAATAGACGAATCGTATTAGCTTTACCAGATAAAATAATTTCACCTAACTTATCAAAAGGTATTGGAAAAACTGGATCAAGCGGCGCATCGTGTTCAACAAATAGAATGAGTGGTGTAGTTACTTCGGGTAATATCTTTTTAACCATTCCCGATTGGTGATGGAATTTATCAAACAGCACTACTCTTACATTGCGCCATTTATAGTTAGCCAGCCACAGCAGCCTTCTTTTATACTCCTCATACTTACCCTTTAAATCAGGCATTATCTTTTCTTTATCAGGATTTAAACCATCCACCATAATAATAATTTCACTATCTGGGAGGTGAATTCTGGTATCTCTTACAGTCTGCTCAATATGTTCGGTTGAGGGGTGTATTGAATAGGCACTAGAAGGCATCAAAATCGTTATTTGTTTCTGATCTGGTTCAATACCACTAAGTTCTTTTATCTGATCCCTTATTTTTAAGGCTAGTCCTCTTTTATAATCCTGCCACCAAGCAACTACCTTATTATGTTTTTCTGGATATAAAGTAACTTGGTCGCCAATAAATCCTTGTAGGTATTCCCAATTATCTAATGTAGGAAATAACTCTGGAACACCAAAAAACCAATCCCAGTATTCTTTGTTGTCGGCTATCGGTATAGCACCGGCTTCTAAGGCTTCAAATAATCTAAAAGTATCGGGTGTCTCTGGCCCTGATGGCGCCGGTACTACTTTAGCCTGGGACATCTTTTCAAAATAATCTTTATGGCTCAAACCTTTAGTAAAACCATCTGTAAAAACGGATTCCCCTTTTAATCCATGCCACATTGATATTTCTATTAACCATTTCTTCATTTGCTCTCTGGTAGGGTGGGTGATCTGTCCGGCGAAGAAGTAATCTAAATCCTTCTGTGGGGCGCTGTGAGGCATCAGGACGTGCATTTGAGGAGGATAACCACTTCCTAGCTTATCGTACTTCTCGTGCCTTCCAGGACGGGGAGACATTACCCATACCTTTATGTTAGGGTGTTTGATCTTCTCTACTTTAAAATCTGATTCCTCATCCCCTGTTAAAATTAATAAACACCACTTTAATTTATTTAATTCCTTATTTATTTTTTCTTCTTCCCCTGCTCTTAACCTGGCTGGTATTATTACTACAGCCCCCATACCATCAACTAGATTTTCAATTCCTTTAATATGACTAAAGTCATAATTAATATCCCAAACACGATTTGCAAATACATCTTCAATATACCCTTGATCCCACCATCCCCTATACTTACCATTTTTGTCTCCATACCAAACCACTGGAATCATAAGTCTATTATTTTCTTTAACCCTTCCTCTAAAGTAACTACTGGCTTCCAGCCAATCTCGGTTAATAACCCTTCGGTTGCTGGATAGAATTGGTCGTTACCTGGTCTAACTGTATCTACATCAACAAGTTTATATTTCAAGGGTTTCCCGATTAGTTTTGCTATTAGTTGGGCAATTTCTAGAGTATTGAGTTCTTCCCCACCAGATATAGCGTAACGGACAGGTTTTGTAAGATTGGTTGGGTATGGTTGATTTAATATAAATAATAAAGCATCGGCTATATTATCTACCGGATTATAGAATCTTCGTGGAAATTCATTATTTCGGTGGTGGATTGTTATCTCTTGATTAGTTTTAATCATCTCAATAATTTTTGGCACATACTTTTCTTTATTTTGGTTGGGGCCAATAATGTTATTACTGTTAGTAATTACAATCGGTAGTTTATAAGTATTCCAATAGGCTATGCAGATCATTTCTTGGGCTGCTTTGGAGGCCGAATAGGGATTGGTAGGCATTAAAACGTCCCATTCTTTGTGTTCGTAAGGGCCGTAGACTTCATCAGTAGAAAAATGGATAAACTTTTCTGGTTGATGCTGTCGTGCATATTCTAGCATTTGTAATACGCTTGAGACGTTATTCTCAATAAAATTAACGGGGTCGGCTATTGAACGATCAACATGGGATTCAGAAGCAAAGTTTAAGATGTAATCGAAATTCCCTATTTCCGGTATCGGTTGGGTAATATCGTGGGTTATTACCTCAACTCTGGGATTTGGCTTAAGAAGGGCGGGACTACCTTTATGCTTCCAGGAACAAAGGACGGTAAATTCCCAATCGGTTTTTTCTAGTAAATAGAAAAGAACATTATTACCGACAAACCCCGTTACACCAGTTATTAAAATTCTTTTCATTGGCGCTCCACAACAATTAAACTATTATTAATACACTTAATTATTCTCCCGGCCCATTTTTTAGCAAATTCATTAGCCCACTCACCTTCCATATCCTCAATAATATAAACTGCACCGGAGGGCAAACGAGGATAAAGTTCTTCAAAGGCCATATTTATTTGTCGTGGGTCGTGTTCACCATCGTCAATAATGACATCAAACGGCCCATACAATTGCGAAACTGCTGCCATCTTAGCTGGATCGGTAGCATCTGCAATAAGTACATCGATATTTATTCTTTGATGTAATCTACACTCCGGTAAAATATCTGCTCCTACTATAAGTGCCTCGGGAAATAACTCAGACCAAGCAAATAATGACTTTCCATGTGCCACCCCAATCTCAAACAATCGTTTAATATCTCTTTTACCTAATATTTCTTGATAGGCTTGCATATAGCCGTGATGACTTGAGGCTTTATCAGTGCCGTAGCGTAACCCTACCTCATCAAAGTTTTTCATAAAACCAGTGTTCTTCATTGGGTGCGGCCAAAAACTTACTTTTATATCCAGTCTCTTTCATAAAATCGTGTATCTGCTGCGATCCTACTTTATAATCTTTCTCTCCTAATTCTGGATGGATTGATACCCATACTTTCAAATTATTATTCTTTAATGTATTCTCGGCTCCCTGCAAAACTAACAATTCCGCGCCTTCAACATCTATAGTTAAGGCGTTTGGAATAATCCCAGTGCTTTTAACATAATCATCAAGTTTTATCTGTGGGATTAAATGCCCATGTTCGTGAATATATTTATAAGCTAAGCCCAACATTAAATTATTACTAATGTTATCGGGCCATTGGGTTGTAATTACAGTTCTTTTATCAGTAGTTCTATTACTAAATAACCCCTGATAACACCCCTTTGGTAGCTTACCCGGGTAATTCTTTTCCCAAATAGCTTTAATATTAGGCCAAAAATCACGATTAGGTTCAATCAAAACAATATTTTCTGGCCCACAAAACCTAGCATAAATAATATTGCACCATCCAGCCTCTGTTCCAATGTCAAAAAGAATACCCCCTTGCTTTAAATTTTTCTCCATACTTAGGAAATGTTCTTTTTCCCAATCTGCAAATACATCCCATTCAGCTAGAAAACTAGGCAGAACTAACTTATAACGCCACTGGCTCTCTGGCGGTGGGTTGTCGTGTTCTTTTAATACTTGTGATTCAACCCAAATAACTTCTTTTAAAGGTACTTTTTGCAAATTAGTCATCCCACTTTCCACCATTTGGTGCGTCCGGCCAATAGGCTAAACTATTTTTAGGATTATTAAAGGGATGATCCCAAGCTTCTTTTTGCCACTCCCCGTGATAACGTCCCCATTTCCTCTTGAAGTATTCTATTTTAGGTTCTGGGGGGCTTATAACACCACCCAAATTAATGCTGTGCGCCATAACTGTATCGTGAACATCACAAGGATAAGTATTCCAACCAGATTTTCCTTTGTATTTCTTTTGTATTCTAATAGAAAGATCAATATCATCAAATCCATAAGGTGTAAAATTCTCATCCCAACGTCCTATCTTATCAAATACTTCCCGTTTGAAAGCGGTTAAATGCCAACCTTTTATCTCATTCACCTCGTCTTTGCCTTTAGGGTCATGCTGTAATCCACCCTTAACATTAGCGCTGGCGGCATGAATAACATAATGGTCTGAGTGCCGCTTCAAAACATCAATGAAATCCAAACCGCCAGCTTCTCCAAAGCGTATCGCTGCTGAAAGAATGATTAACCAGTCAGCACCAAGTTCTCGCATCCTATCAATACCCATATTATGCGCACGCATAATGCCTATTCTGTTATCTGGGTTTGTATCATCAATAAAATAGACATTCTGTGCAAAGTCCGAGTGCATAGTTGCTTTGCATTCTTCTAAATAAGGTCTGTATGCGAATGGTAAACATATTACATACTTCATATTTTCCTCATTTCAAATTGTAAATTCTTATTCTCTAATTCCTTAGCAGTTACTTTAAACTTTGCTTTGGTAATAAATCCTCCTGATCTACCAAAGTCTGTCTCTGGATCAAAGAAATCCATACTTCTAATATCAAACCCCCGGACATGGGTCGGGTCTATCCAGAGGAAATCGGCATCCCAGCTAGGCGTTTGTACCCAAAGTTTACCACCCTCTTTTAGTATTCGATAACATTCCTCCATAAAAGTAACAATCGTACCGGGTAATATATGCTCAATTAAATCTTTAGCTTTAATATATTCTGCCGATTCATCCTCAAAAGGCCAAGGGTAGTTATTAAGATCGTGAACTACAACATCGCTAGTTACTGGTATCAGATCAACATTTACCCATTCTTTTGGGTCTTCGATTTCCTCGCCACAACCTAGACTAATCTTCATTTATTATCTCCAACATTGTCTGCATTCTATTAGTATAAGTATTTTCCCTCTTAGTTCGTTCGTGTCCGGCCAAGCGTATCTGCTCTCTTTCGTCTGAATTTTCCAGGTAGTAATCAATTAAATTTTTTAATTGAACAAAGTTATCGAAACTATAAAGCACAATCTCTTTTCGATCAATAAATAAGTCAGTAATACCGGCGATATATGGGGCAATAATAAAACCTCCCCGGCCTGTTACTTCAAATACTCTATCAGAAAAGTAATGGGTATCAATAAAATCTTTACAGAGACTATCGCCTATTACAATCTTAGCACTTGAATAAAGCTGATTAAGCTCGTGGCCTCTGACTGTTCTTTCAGGATAACCGTATTTACCAAACCTATTCCCATAGGTATCTGCAAGCCACTGTACGAGCTTGTGGCGGTATTCCCACTCAGGGTGGCTATAAGTAACCCCTCCACCAACAAATACCACATCGTGTTTAAACTCTTCTACTGGATCGGCCATATAGCATTCATCCTCAAATACTCCTGCCGGTAGATAGAATTGATTAATACCTAATTCTTTGAATATCTTTTTACTCTGCGCGCTACCTTCTGGGCTGAAAACAAAATCTGTTTTCCAGAAGGCGCTACCAATACCCATACCGCCGTCTCTTTGGATACCTGCGTATTTATCTAAATGAAAGCTAACTGTTGGTATTCCCATATCGTGAATAGCTTTTAAATGTCCTTCAGTAATTATCCCGGGCCAAGTTCTAGTCCAAAGAAATAAATCTGATCCTACTACTCTATCTACCAGACTATAAACATAAAACTGCCGTGATTTCACAATCTCATCTTCTTGGATAAAGTTTACTTGGTGGCCTAGTTTCTCTAACGATAAAGCGATATGGTTTTCTGTGTTGAAAGATTTACCATCAGAAGCTAGATTTTTTCTATTACCTACGTAAGAAATTCTAAGCTGGTCTTTCATATTAGTTATTTAGTTTTTTGTAATTTTCCTCTAGGTGTTTCAGTGCTATTTTTTCGTATTCAGTGAGCCCACTCTCGGACGACCATTTTTCATATAACTTCTCAATTTGATTCTTTAACTCTTTTTTACTCATCCCTTCTCCTTCTGTTCTAGGGATTGTAAAACCGCTCTCTTAAAATACTCTATATCCTTATCTGACCACACCAATTTCTTTATCCATCCTTTACTCCTTCTAAATTTCTACCCAACCATTATCAATTTCCATAACCAACTGTGGTCTGTGCCGTGCAATCTCTTTGTTAAGAGCAGTAAGTTCTCGCATCAGATTTTTCCTAATCCTAACAAGTCGTCTATCTTTTCTAAGAGCTTGCTTTTCCTCTGGTGGTATTAGCGCAAGTATGGACACTGCTCTTTCGCTAATTTTAAGTTTAACTTCTTTCATTCTTTACTCCTTAGATATTTTAATTTTTGGTCTGGTTGTTGTGTATGCGGTCATTTCATTTCTCCAATCTCTTCAATTTAATTAATAGGTAATAATATATACCACTCAATCACTATTGCTAGCCAGAAAACCAATCCAATAAAAAATCCTATTATTAGGCCTAGTAAAAACCTAGTCCGTTTGTTTTCGGCTATAGCCATATCCTGAGCAATTTCGCGGATTAGTTTGTCTATATAAGTCATATTAGTCTGCCTTGACCCCTCTCCTCCATCTCCTTTGTCTGTTCTAATTTCCTTTTTGCTTGCCACGATTGTTTCACCGGTCTGGTATTTTCCAAAACATATTTCCAAACATTATCCTTTACCCTTATAGTTTTAATATTGTAACCATCCTCCCTAAGCTCATCTAATCTTGCCTTATAATTTAAAATAAAGTGCTGTGGGAACTCGTAGTTTTTTATTCCTTCCCGACCTCTTTCATTTAGCAAGGCAACAATGGTTTGTTTTTGTGTCATTTTTTCCTTTCTAGTTTCTTAAACCGCCTGATCCAATTCTTAAAATGCCTAGTCCCCCGATAATAAATTCTTGGTTTCATAATCCAGCCTCTTTTAGATAGCACATACAGGTTTCCATAGGATCAATCTCTATCTTCCAAAGCCCGCATTCTTTATGTCTATATATTTTTGGCATTACCTTGAATATCCCGAAGCCATCGTTTGCCTTTGTCTCGGCTACTTCGTGTTCTAGATCGCTTTTACTAAGCTGCTTGGCTTTCTCCAACCACTCACCGCGCTGTTCCGGTGCCGAATCTAAAACGCTATGCTTTATTAACAGCAGCTTTTCATAGGAAACATCGGCAATCTCTTTTGGCGCAAATCCTAGCTTCTCGCAGTAAGTCTCATATAGATCGCTAAATCTATACAAAGCCGATTGGCTATAACTAAAACCGGCGAGGTATTCCCTAAAGGTTTCGTAACCCAATGTCTGCCAATAAGCTCTCTTCCAGTTTTCGTAAAGAAGTTGCCCCAAGAATACCCACCGTTGGTTTACCTCGTTTACTATCTCAACAATCATCTCGTGGTTTTTATGCGCCTCGGCTACTAGCAGGTTGTTTGTCATTTTTCTAGTTACTATAATTTGTCTAATTTGTTTTTAAAGTAATCTATCAACTTCTCGATCGTGGCGTTGTAGTAGTCGTCAAATTCCTTTTTCGTGCTTTGCTTTTCCCAAAGACGGTAGATAACCGCCCTAAGTCTTTGGCTTGGTGTCTTCTTTATTTCCATTTGATGCCGTTTTAAAGCTCTGTATCCTCTTTAATATTCCCCGTTTTTCTTCTACCTCAAGACCCTTAAAGTCCTCGCTCTCTACAATCTCATTTATATCGTTGTAATTGGTAGCC